AGAGCGGTAACTGCTATTCTGCTAGAAAACCAAGAAAAGGCTGTACAGGAAGAAAGAGATTTCTTATCTGAGCAACCTACAGTAAATACAAACTCAACATCATCAACAGCAGGTTTCTCTGCTGACGCATCATCACCTGTTGCAGGTTTTGATCCAGTGTTAATCAGTTTGATCCGTCGTTCTATGCCAAACTTGGTCGCTTATGACCTAGCTGGTGTACAACCAATGAACGGTCCAACTGGTTTAATCTTCGCAATGCGTTCTAAGTTCCAGTCTATGGGTGGATCAGAAGCATTATTCGACGAAGCAGATACATCATTCTCTGGACAGAATTCAGGTTTCGACATCGAAGGTACACGTTACGTATCTGGTGGTGGTGGAGAAGCAGTTGGTTTCGGTACAACTGGACCTACATCTGCCTCAAACCCAGGTCTTCTTAACCCAGAGGGTTCACAGACAGCAACTACTTATCCTGTTGGTCAGGGTATGGGTACTGCTGAGTCTGAAGATCTAGGAACATCTGGAGACGAGTTCAACCAGATGGCATTCAGCATCGAGAAAGTTACTGTGACTGCGAAGTCCAGAGCACTTAAAGCTGAGTACTCATTAGAACTTGCTCAAGACCTCAAAGCAATCCACGGATTGAATGCAGAAGCAGAACTTGCTAACATTCTTTCTACTGAGATTCTTGCTGAGATCAACAGAGAAGTTATCCGTACAGTATACAAAGCTGCTAAGTCTGGTGCACAGGCAAACGTTGCTTCAAACGGTACATTTGACTTAGACGTTGATAGTAACGGTAGATGGTCTGTTGAGAAGTTCAAGGGATTGATCTTCCAGATCGAAAGAGATGCCAACGCAATCGCACAAGAAACAAGACGCGGAAAGGGTAACATGATCCTTTGCTCTGCTGACGTTGCTTCTGCATTAACAATGGCTGGTGTACTAGATTACACTCCTGCTCTTAACGCTAACCTTAACGTTGATGACACAGGCAATACATTTGCAGGTGTACTACAAGGTAAGTATAGAGTATACATCGACCCATATTCAGCAAACGTTGCTGCTGCTCAGTACTACGTTGTTGGATACAAAGGTTCTTCACCTTATGACGCAGGTTTATTCTACTGCCCATACGTTCCACTACAGATGGTTCGTGCAGTTGGAGAGAACACCTTCCAGCCAAAAATCGGATTTAAGACTCGTTATGGTCTTGTTTCCAACCCATTTGCTGAAGGAACAACTGCAGGTCTTGGTCGTATCACTGCTAATAGCAACAGATACTACAGAAGAGTTAGAGTTAACAACCTTATGTAATTTGAGATTACATATTTTCTTTACATTGACCCCTTTACAGGGGTCTTTTTTTATGCTAGTATGTAAGGGTACTATACAAACATAAACATGAAAATCACTGAAAAATTTGAAATCGTTAGTTTCATTACAGATCAGTATCTACAAGAATCAATTCGTAGCATAGACAATCATTTTGGAGAAGGATATGCAAAGAAAAATCCAGAACTTGTCTCTCGAATGATGGGAATTATGGATAATACAAGCGGACGCAATGGTGGTAACATTGCTGAGTATAGATAGTATGTTCGAGATGGATCAGAGACCTTAACAGGTCTCTTTTTTATTCTAAATAACTACTAGGAATTAAAAAAGAAATGAAATCATACAAAGAGTTTCGTCGTACTTGTCCAAGTGGTTATAAATTTGATAGTAAACTAGGTGCATGTGTTCCAAAAGGAAATAGACATGTAAGTGTTGTTGGTCGCTATTTGGGAGGAAGACAAAATGATGACAGCGATGATAGTAAAAAAAATGGTTCTAATGGTAATGGGAACGGTAATGGTGGCAATGGGAACGGTAATGGTGGTTCGGGCAACGGTGGAAATGGTGGAGGAAATGGTGGCGGTGGAAACGGTGGAGGCGGTGGAGAATAGTATTGATAAATAACTACAAATATTGCGTTCAAAATGAAACCTACACCTAGAGAAGCATCAGAAATTAAGCAACAGTACGAGTCTGTTGTTGATCATTTAATAAAAGAAGGATACGCAGACGATAAAGAATCTGCAGATAGTATCATTAAAGGAATGAGTCAGCAATGGTTTGATATTATTATCGACTAATAATGGCAACTGCATTTGATAGACAAATACAGAATAGGAATTTTCTATCTCCAGTTGGATTTAAATTTGTTTTGGGAAAACATCCTAAAGTAGATTTTATATCACAATCTGCTAATATACCAGATTTAAGTTTAGCAACTCAAATCCAACCAACGTATTTAAAAGATCTCGATATACCAGGAGAAAAGTTAACTTATGGGGATTTTTCCTTATCTTTTCTTGTGGATGAAAATATGGAGAACTATTCTATACTTCATAAATGGTTGAAAAGACTTGGTTTTGCAGCAACCACTGAAGACTATCAAAAATTAATTACAGACAAAGATGGGCAAAGAGACCCGAAGGAAGCATTTAGCGATGGTACTCTTCAAGTATTGAGTAGTAACTTCCAACCCATCATACAAGTTAAGTTTGTTGATTTATTTCCAATCTCATTAAGTAGTTTAACATTTGATGTATCAGATACTGACATACAGTACTTTACAGCAGAGGCAACTTTCCGCTATACTATATTTGAGATCAACGATATGCTTGGCAAAGAACTTTAATTAAATAATCTTTATTATGGATCTTGATAAGATTCAGGAAATGTGGGAAAAAGACTCTCGCATAGATCCTGATAATTTACATGATGAATCATTAAAAATTCCTCAATTACATTCAAAGTATTATACTCTTTATAATACGATTACTTTGATGCGAGAAAAAGCAAGAACAACTCAGAACGAAGTAAGTTTAGATAGATACAGATATTATACTGGTAAAGCACCTGCAGAGGTTTATGCAGAAGAACCGTTTCCATATAAGATCAGAGAGAAAGAAGCACTGCAAAAGTATATGGAAGCAGATGAGAGACTAACAAAGGCAAATCTTAAGGTAAAATACTATGATACTACTCTAAAGTTCTTAGAGGAGATTATAAGGGCAGTGTCGAACCGTACATATCAAATAAAAAATGCTATTGAATGGCAAAAGTTTCAATCAGGATTTAACTAAATAATTTTTTAAAACTGTGAGGGTAGGAGTCGAACCTACAAGTCCCGCCAGGAACGCTAGTTAAACAGACTAGTGCGTTTACCAGTTTCGCCACCCCACATTGAGATCCCTAGTCAGGGATCGCATCCATTATACGAGTAACACCAATACCTCCACCACTTCTGGGGAAGAAATCGAACTCTAAGAACTCTTCTAATTCTTTTTCAACTCTTTCTTTACCAAATAATTTAAAAAGTAATTCAGAATATTTTCCATCAGATATTGTATGGAAGGTCTCACGCATTTGTTTTTTATCAGTACTACGTTCAGCAGATCCAATAGTTTCCATACCATTTAAGATTACATCAATCTTTTTACTGGTTTTACCATCATCGCTTCTTGCCATATTCCAGAATGGAGATGTCCACTCAGGAAAGTCTGTAATCATACCTGTTTGAATTTTTTCTTCATCATCGTGGTCTAATTCTTCGTGTCCAAAAATTCCTGCCCACTTATCGTATGATTTGACATGGGAATCCATAAATTCAATGCCCAAGTGGTGAACTAAATCTTTTTCCATTTCTTCTAGTTCTTTAACACCACCATGCATTTCAAATTCAAACATAGGGAAAATTACTTCGTGTCTACCTGCAACTGGATTTGGTTCTTGTCTATATGAAGTTGATAAACAGAAGAAACCAGGTACTTCAGGGTTTTTAAGTAATTCATACTCTAACCACATCTGTCCTGTTTGTGGTAACGGCCAAACCTCACCGTTATATTCATAGGTTGCTACTGTTTCTGGATCTTCGCAAGCAGCGAGAATACTCAGTCTATTCTGAGTGTGAACTTCCAAAAAACCTCTAGACAAAAAAAATGACCTTAAAAGGTCAAGTGTCTTAGTATACTTCTTTGGTTCAATTAACTTTGTCATTAATTCTAGTCAAAACTACATTATTTAGTATGCTAAATATTTTTAGTATATATTAATATGAAGACAATTTATGTCACATTTGATTATATCTAAGAAAAATGAAGTGTATCTTACGATACAGGCTGAACCTCATATTTATTATGAACTAGCAGATCAATTTACTTTTGAAGTTCCTGGTGCAAAGTTTTCCCCTGCATACAAAAACAAATACTGGGACGGAAAGATAAGATTATTTAACACACAAACACAGCAAATATACGTCGGACTATTAGATAAAGTAATACAATTCTGTACAGATCATAACTATACTTATGATTTTCAACCAAGCAAGTTCTATGGTCTACCCTTTGAAGTCAATGAGCAGATCTCATTAGAGGGTGTTAAAGACTATATGAATGCTATTTGCAAGTATTCTCCGCGTTCTTACCAAGTAGAGGGAGTATACGACGCTCTAAGGCATAATAGAAAGTTGTTGATATCCCCAACTGCATCGGGAAAGTCTCTGATGATATATTCGATTGTTCGATATTTTGTTGAACGCAAGCAAAATACTCTGATAGTCGTTCCGACGACTTCCCTAGTAGAACAGATGTATAAAGATTTTGCAGAC